AGCTACAAAAGGTCTTTGTTCTCCTAGCAGAGCAGGCATTGTTAAATCAGTTCCATCAAATCCAGTAGAAACTATATCCCACTTACAAAGTGCAACGATCCAAGTGCCAGGGCCTCCGAGCAAATACCCACCACCGTTTAACATCCAAGGTGAATCTGCAATCCCGCCATCGAATTCGTCAACCTCCTCGAAGACCGCAGCTTTATTAATGTAACATTGTTTATTTATAACCTTTGGCGATGACTTAACCAAAGGCATATTTGACTGACTGTAGGTTACACTTCCCTTAGCGATTTGCAGATACTGAAGGCCTTCGAGATTAGTGACGCGACATTCAAACTGCTCGATTTTGTTTTGGACAATTGGGAAGTCAGGGGTCGGCAGAATAGGAATACCGGGAATTTCAGGCGGAGTAACTAAAATCCCAAACCCATCACCCGGCTCTGAATAATCAGGTGCGTGAATGTCTAATGAGAAACCACGGTTAGTGGCGTTCAGATCATACCCGACACCTTTAAGTGGTTTATTCATTTAATTATTCAGGAGCTGTTGCTTCGTTATAAACGGCAGGGTGCCAGCCAGGGACACTGAATTTAATCTCGTAAGTAACTTTGTATAAATCACCGAAACTCTCAATGTTGGCCTGCGTTAAAAGTAATTGATTATAGGTATCAGTATCTTCACCACTTCCAACAGTTTGCGTGAAAGGCCCAGTTAAATAAGTAGGGATAATGTAAGGCAAGTTTCCTGCCCAATCTCCAGTGCCTGAACTTGTGCTAAGTAGGTCTAAGAATTTATTAGCCATTGCGTCTTCATTTACATACACAATGCCGGAAAATGTCTGTTGAGCTGCGAGGTATGAAGTCTTGCCGTAGAAGTATGGATAAGCAGGGTCAACAAAGCCTAAGAATTTTCCACCGTCTTCATTTTCAAAACACGCACCGTTAGCACCGATGAAAGATTGTTGTTTGGTTACGGCTACCGCACCGCCTGTGACGGCTTGAGATACAAAGTCTGCAGGGTTCTTAATCGAGACCAGAGGACCAATTTCACTTTGCGTATAAGGTGGGGTATCTGCTAAATTATAGCGTTCAGTTGCAAAGTGAAAAGTGAAGTTAGGAATAGTCTCAATCTTCTCAGTAGTTAATCCACCAGCCGTGGTCATTTGAGCGTTTGTAAATGCACCGCCGTTGATATCAGGGTCGATACCAACATACTCGCAAACAACGGTCTGAATGCCTAACGCGTCAAAGGAAGAGGTTTGCTTGTGCAGTTTGCAGTAGGAATAATCTCCGATAGGGAACGGATCACCACGAAGGAATAAGAAGCCCTCGGTATTGTCGGTCTTAAATGTGGCGCTGATTGTGTGCAGACCAAAACCATCGTCGGAGAGTTTCCAACCTGGTTGAAGAATGTCGTTAGTTAAATCGTCTCCGTAATCTTGGCGTGCCATAAAGTTAGGTTATATTTTGATAGGATTCTTTTGTAAAGTCTGTGTTCATTCCTTGCGGAGTTCCGAGGCGGTCAATCGATTCGCGTATTGCCTTGAGCGTGTCGAGTTGCTCCTCCATTAAAGTAAATTGAGCATTGTTGCCTACACCAATTACACCGGAAGTAGGGCCGTTGCCCATTGAAGCACCGAGGGAGTTGGCGATGGTGTTGTCGTTTTTAACAGTTTTCTGTTGAGCGTCGATGATGGCCTGAGCGTTGACTTTAGAGGCTTGAGCGGTGGTAGGCGATGTTGTAGTTTCAGTTGGAAATGTTCCAAGCGTGCCACTTATTAAACTACCACCAGTCATGCCTTCAAATGTCTTTCTAAGTTCTGGTGTTAAAACTTCATTGGTTTTAGCATTCCACTCATCAAATTTAACTAAAGCCGAGCCAATATTATTTTTAATATTATGCCATAGTTTAGCCATTTTGGTATCTAACTTATCCGCAGCTGCATAGGCTTCTTCGCTACCAACAACCAATCCCTTAAATATATCAGGATTTTTAGCGATTGCTTCAAGTACAGGTAGCATATCATTAGCGACTTTATCTCCAAAGAAAGCAGTAGCGATTGCGAGTTTTTGCGTATCGGTTTCTTGTGTTGAAATTGCCTGTGCTACGCGTTGAAATAATTCAATAGATTTAATCTGACCTGAGCGTACTTCTTCTTCAGTAAATCCAAGACCTTGCGTAAGAAGAGTCATTTTTTGGGCATCGGTCTGGGCATCTTTCATCATAAATCTTAGTTCACGAATTGATTTACTTAATACTGATGTTGATACTCCAGCGTCTTGAGCTGCAAATGATAGTTTATCAAATTCAACTGCACTGATTCCGGCCTTGCCTGCCTGATCTGATACATCAGCCATTGTCTTAAAACTTTCACTGATAGTGTTAATCGCTTTATCAAGTAATGCAGCTGCACCGAAAGCACCGATGAACGCACCAGTCAATGCACCCTTAATATCGAATGCGTTCTTAAGTTTATTTGCTAATTTCTCGGCCTCTTTTCCAGCCTTACCCATCACTTCGGAAGCGTTAGACTTGCCTACCACATCAAATCCTAATTGTTGATTAGCCATAGCGTGTTCTTATACTTATGACTTTTCGGCAACAGGGGCTTCGCTCTCAGCCTTCGCCTTTCGTTCCTGCTCCATAAATTCTTCCTCCTCGGTAGTCAGGACATTAACTTCCCCGCCCTTGATTTTAATGAATGCCGTTGATAACCAGATAGCCTGACACTCAGGCATATTCCAAGCCCTGTCCTCTGTAATGCCGTTACTGATTAGATTGGCGATAACCATAAGAGGCCAGCCAATACCGCCGTCGTTAGATCCGCCTGTCTTGTCAGTCTTCTCCCAGAATTTAGGCCAGATAGTTTGATGCGCGTAAGCCGTGAATGAGAAAACAGTCTGGCGAAAGAATTCTTTGTTTCGCTTGAGTTTAGCCAGATACCAATGGTCTAGCCAGGTTAACTCCCCAAAGCGTCTCTCAGAGCAAATCTGAACCGCTAAGACTAGGTCTAGAGGCTCGATGTCCCGATGCGTATTTACTAGCGGGGAATTGATAGCCAGCAGTCGCACCCGATACTTGATGCAGAAAGGGTAAACAAAACGACCCAGAAGTTTTAACTCTCCCGGGTCTGTAAAGGCAAATAGGAAGCGGTTATCCACCGCGTCAAATTATGGGCTTACGCCTTCGTAGTCAACTGCGGTGACGGACACTTTGACGAATTCTTTGTTACCGCCCTTTTCGTCCACCTTAGTTACCCAACCAGCAAATGAAGCCGAAGCCGAACCAGAAGGATAAGCCGAGTCAGCGTTCAATGTGAAACTGAATGAAGCACCGAGCTGAGGAACAGTTCCGACTTTTACAATACCTTCAACAGTGATTTCCGATTTACGGTCATCGGCACGCCAAGTCTTAGTAAGGCCAGATTCGTCTTGAACGGTATCCTCGTTATTGAACGAAGATGAAACCGAGTAGCTTTGAACGTAAAGATTAGTTACAGTTCCTGCTACGCCATACAAACAGGTTACGCCTTTGGATACGGATGCCATATATAATTAAGGGAATTGGCAACGAGTCGATTAGGCGGGTAAAACGACCAGCACATCGTATGAGAAAACAGTCGCCCAGGAGCGTTCGTCGACCCCTTCGTCTTCGTTCTGCACTGTTACATCATAACAGGTTGCGTCCCCCGAAGTGGTGAATGCAGCTTTGATGTTTGGCAGGCTATCGACGGACATTGCACCAGCGAGGCCAGCACATCGCGCGCGGTGATCCGTGAGAGTCGTATCGTCGGCGTTTGAGAAAAGGGTCATACGGACGGAACAGGAATAGTTTCCTAAGCCTTCAGGTAAGTCCGATGGGGTGCGGGCAGACTCGCAGAGGATAACGAGTTTAGGCAGAGTCATTACATCGGCAGAATCGCCAGTGTAGAGGCTAACACCCGTGAGGCCTGTCTCCGTAGAGAGATAAGTTTTTAAGACTTGTTCGACGATATGTCGTATAGATTTAGTTCCCATTGTTTTATTTTTTGTTAAATTTATTGGCTCGGGCTTCGAGTACCTTTTGTAATTCGGCAGGCATTTGTTTTACGCGGTTACCGTAGACAATGTTTTTAGTGCCGGCGGTAGATGCAACATTGTTATTATTACCGATTAAATTTATCAGCGATAGGCTTAGTGTTTTATCGTTATAACTATAATTGGTTATGCCGTTAGGTGCACCGTGACGAGATACCCAGGCTGGAACAGTTCCGCCAGCTCTCTTAACGGCTTTGCCTTTCATCGCAGGAATGCGTTGCTTTGCTTTGAACCAACCAGCCTTTAATGAACCCACCTGTAATTTGCTTCGATTGATTTCTTTATCGATGACAGACTGATCGGTGGTCACATATTTATTAACCCAATCCATTCGTCTTTGTTTCTTGCGGATATTTCTGCCGTCATACTTTGTTTTTAATCTTATATGCTGGTCTTTAATATCGCTATAATATGACTGCGAGAGATTGTCCGTATTTGATTGCGGAATTGCTCGGGCAAATAGATTGCGTGATTTCTTAAATGCTCGTTCGTGGTCTGGGTCGTTAGCAATCTTCACCATAATACTATTGCGAACAGTCTTTAATACTTTGTTAGAATTGTTTAATACTCGGTCAAAGTAACTACGGTCATTGCGGAAAGCAGCGTCACCGAGTTTGCGATACATCAGGAATGCAGCTGAGCGTTTGTTCGCGCTGACTGCGATTGAATTAACATCGGCTTTGACTGCACCATCGCCTGCGTTCTGTGCGCCTTTTCCTAAACCACCGCCACCAGATTTTAACATAGGGGGGGTGAAATTCATAGCGTCCATACAGATTAAATGTGCCTGACGAATTGCTACATCGTGCGTATCTACACCCAAACCTTTAGCAAATTCTTCGCAAGCCTTCTGAAATTCTTCAAAAGACTTCGGGTCAATCTTGACCGATACTGATACCATTACTGGTTATCGTCGATTACGACGAGTATGATCCACGCCGAGCCGGGCTTGTAAGTCTGCGAAGTGATGCGGACAGATTTACCACCAGCCGTAATTTTCTTACCGATTGAAAGTGTCGAGATTGGTAGGCCACCAGAAAGTAATGCAGCTGAAGCCCCTACGCGTCCATCGCTTGCAGTCCAAGCCGAAGTCGTTGCCGTTACCTTTACTGAGAATTGAGTACGGTCGCAATAACCACCAGCCTCTAAGACCTGAGTTAGTACCGGGTCGGAGATTAGGCAAAGAAAGGTCGGGCCACCAGCGATTGAACCAGCCACACCGAAGTCGGCTAACATTTCTTTAGCGTCATCTGCGAAATCTGCGTAGATACTCATACTATTGTCGGTCTTGGAAATGGGGTCGTAAAGGGGTCTGGCTTGCCTTCTGGCGGGCTTTGATGGCGGGGACGGGTAA